AGCACCATGATATACCACTTGTTCACTATCGTTCCAAACAATATCAGTTTTATCTGCCATTGTTTTTAACATTTCTTTTGCAACAAATATTGGCACAGGTGTCCAGTATCCTAAATAACAAGTATGTTTGTGTGCATATCCTGACCGATATATTTCGTGTCCTATTCTTGAATCTAATCCCACAACAATATCTGGTGTGAAATCACGATAGATTGCATTACAACCTATTACTGTTCCGTGTTTTTTGAAATCGTCTAGATTTAGACTTTTACGAGAATTGCCATTACCAAAACAAAACGCTGTCGTCATTATATATCATCCTATATTTTTACTACTATGTAGTAGATATTTGTACTATATCATAATTCATATAATTAAAACTAACCGAAGCATTTAAATAATCCACATCGGTTTGTCTTACATCATAATTTAAACTACCCAAAGATGTTGGATAAACATTTTGAAATCTTATCTCTGTCTTAGGAATATTCTTACTATTTAAAACTGTGAGTATTGCGTCTGAATATATACCACCTTCACTTAAAGGTTGAGGTGTAGAGGTACCAGTTGCAGCTGTACTTCTAGAAGAACCAGGAAATCTATCACTACCAGCAGATTGTAAATCTTGAAACTGCTGATTGTTACTAGGAAATCCTAGACCAATAATCCAATCATGTATCTCTTTATAGTTGTTTAAATTTTCGTCAACAAGAAATGACATATCAAGAGCAGAATAAGTTATCTTATCACCAGGCAGAGGTATATCATACAAAGGATTAGTTTGTGTTGCTGAACCTAAATTGATACCAGGTATATTAGCGCTTTGTACAAAAAATTCTACTAGTGGAAGTTTAGTACACTTGAACCTAAACTGAATAGGACTAGCATAATCACTTTTAGAAGGTTCTCTTGTAATTACATTTGTTGTTGTCATACTACTATTTATAATAGTTTTTAGGGGGTACTATCATATGACCGTGTTCTCTTTTCCGTCTGAGGCGGCGGCTATGACAATCTTTTTTCCAGAAAAGGCTTAAAAAAAGGGGCCGAAGCCCCTTTCTTTATTTTCCGAGAGGAATCGAAATTACATAATGTTTGTAACTTTAACTCGTCTGTAATATAAGTTTTGACTTGCAGAAGCAACAGCACCAGAGTTATCTAATGCGCCATCTCCACCAGAGTGTGCGAAAGGATTTTGAACCATTCCGTATCTAGTTTTGAATCCAATTTTTGGTTGGAAACTGTCTTGACCAACTGCTCTCACCATTTGTAGTGGAACATATGGGCAATAGAACAAACCAGAATCGTAAGGTGAAGTTCCTTTATAACCAATTACATAGTACTGACTAGCAGATATGTTCGCTGCATATGGATCAACATATACTTTGAATTTACCGTTTAGTACACCAGCAAAAGTATTACCTGTGTCATCAACATTTAAGTTAGAGTTTAACGCAGGAGCGTAATCTAAAACACCAGCCATTTGTAAAGCAGAAGCAACATCAGCAGAACAAATAATAATGTTCCCTTTACCTCTTCTTGTTAATTGACCGATAGCGTTAGCGTCTCTTTCTAGTTGATATAACAACCCTTTAAACTTCTCAACTGACCAACGACCATTTGAGTCTGTATCTAAATCAAAGATACCAGCAGTAGTTGTATTTACTTGAGCACCCGCTTTTGCGTGTGAGTAAATAGTTCTTACTACTTCTCTGTTGATTTCAGCAAGAATTTCACTTGAAAGGATGTTTGCAAGTTCTGTTTCAGCGTCTAGACCGTGGATTGCTTTTAAGTCTTGAGCAAGTTCCATAGTGTACTCTGCTTTTAGAGCTCTAGATTTTGCAGTAACAGTTACTTTGTCGATTGAGAAAGCCATTTCAGCAAACTCATCAGAACCATCACCTAGTGTCTCTGCTTGTGCAGTTGACATACCAGAACCAGTTGTGTAAGTTCCAGCAGAAGGTGAGTCGTTTAGTGTAGCAGGGTTAGTTCCCGCTTGTACATCAGGTGAACCTGTGTCAGAAGCGGCATCTCTAGCTGAGAAATCTGAATCTGCTTCATTGAATAGTGCTTCTGCACCAGCCTGTGAACCGAATCTTGATTTCATAGCAAAGATTAATCCTGTTGGACCACTCATTGGTTGTACGCCACAAATATCGTATGCGATAAGATTTGGCATAGCTCTTCTAACTAATGATATTAGTACTGGATCCCAGTTATCAACAGATGAACCAGTTGCGTTTGCAGGTGCAGCCTCAGCCATAAAGCTTCGGTCTTCCCTAACTGATTTCTCTTGGTTTTCTAAAATCACAGTAGTTACAGCTCTTTTATAAGCATCTTCGATTTTTGGCAAATCTGGATGTTCTAGGACTGGCTGCCACTTTTCCTGTAAGTTTTCAGTAAGATACATTTTTATCTCTCCTTTTTATTATTTACATTTAAAAAACATCAAGACTATAAAGCCTTAAGGTTTTTAGTTATTGCGGCTGTATATGCAGCCATAGCATCCGAACTAGCTTCAACAGCTGGCTCATTCGCCGCCACAGAATCAACTTCGTCTTTAGACGCTGCTTCTTCTATTTTGTTTTTAGGGAAGTAAGATTCTTTTATAGTCTCTAACTTCTCTCTAAATTTTTCAGCACTATCGTACTCAACATTTTCAGCCATAGAAACAAACTTTTCTTTTTCTGTTTCTGCTAAATCAGCAGTTACTTCTAAGATTGCTTGCTTCTTATGGAATTCAGAAACTTCTTTTGACAGATTTACATTCTTTTCAATCTGTTCGTTAAGTTTAGTTTCTAAATCTTTTGATTGATTTGTCAAGTCTTCCAGTACATTGTACTTTTCTTCTGGAACATCAATATAATGTTCTTTAAATAAAGATTTAAGTCCAGTGATGAAATCTTCAGCAATCTCGGTACGAATACCTCTTTCAACTGCTAATTCATTTTCTTTCATCCATTCTTCAACAACATAGTTTAGATATGAGTCAACTTTTGACACCATAGCTTCTTTTACTGTTTCAGTTTCTTTTGAAAGTTTTTCTTCATACTGAGACTCTAGTACTTTAACCTGTTCTTGTATTCTTGTTTTAACAGCAGTTTCAAAAATAGTCGCAGCCTTTTCCTTGAATTCCTCGGATAGGTCAGCGTCTGTTGAAACTAATGCCTTAACATCATCAGATAGGTCAATATTCATTTCAGAAGCTTCTTCTTTAGTTTCAGCAATTTCTTCTTCGCCTTCAACTTTAGTTTCTTCTTCTTTCATGCCAGATGGTTTTTGGTCTTTTGGTAAAGATCCGTCTTTCGCATCCTTATTAACCTGGTCCGATACTTTAGATACCTTTTTCGTAGCGTCTGGGTTACTGTCAGTTGCTTTTACAACTGGAGCACCAAGATCCTCTGCGTCATTTTTAAGGTGGCCAGGTTCAGCAGGAGCTGCGTCTTTATTTGCAGCATTCACCACTTCGTCTAACTCTTTTTTTACTTCGGTTTCAGACATTCGGTCTCTCCTTAATATTTAAAAATTAATTAATTTTTCTTATTACTATTATTTATACATCTTACCAACCCAAACCCTACGCTTTTTAATTAAGCTGCGTAGGTTTTAGAATTTTGATATGAAGTCTTTGAAGATATTTGCTTTCACTTCGGCAAGTTCTTTGCGTTTAGTTCTTTCAAGTTCTTCTTTGTATTGTTCAACTTCCATACTTTTCAGTATGCCGTTATCCCATACCCATTCTTTACCTTCCATTATACCTTCTACGAAAGCATCAGGTGCCGATGGGTCTGCAACTATGTCGGCTGCAGTCGCAAGATAAAAGTCTTTTCCTACAATGTTTTTTCCTTGCATTGATTGAATAGAACCCATACCTCTTGATGATACACCCAACTGTGCGCCCTCGTCAATTAAATTCTTGACAATTTTACCGTAAGGAGTATCCATTACTTTTGCTTCTCCAATAAAGTTTTTACCTTCTGGTTTAAGACTAGTAATCATGTGTGAAACACGCTCTAAGTTTACTGTTGGACCGTCTGGATGTCCAAGTTCACCAAAAGCACGCTTCTTGTTTATAAATTCTTTTGTATATCTAGCAACTTCTTTTGCTAAAGTCTGTACAGGATAAACTCTACCATTACGGTTTTTGATATCAGCCTGCATAAAGACACCTTTTATCTTATACTGTTTACCACCATTTGATGTAGCTTCAGTCAGTACTTCGATATCTTCAATTGTTTCTGTAATTAGTTTCATTTCTCCACCTTTTCTTTATTATTGTAAATTTTATCTACAACTTCTCTTTTCATTTCTTCTTTTTTTATTCCATACTTTTCTGCAAATGCTTTTCTAAATTCATCAGCAAGATAAGTCTTAGATTTTGTTCCTACAATTCTTTCTAGAATTGCTTTAGAATAATTTTTTTTCTTTTTTGTCATTACCTTATTTCTAAAATAATAGTATAGTTATCGCCTGCAACGAAACCTTTTGTTGATAATAAAATATCACCTGCAGGAGATGTATTTGCTGTCAATGTTGCGTTATTAGGAATACTATTACCAGCAGTAAAGTAATCATGAAAACCACGACCTGAGAAAAATCCTATTGTTGCATTAGTAGAACTTGTTCCACTACCTGCCCATAATAACTCTACACCAGATTTACCATTTGTTGTATTCACTGCCCAATAAATTTTAGATAGAACCCTATTTGCGTCCTCTGACATAAAATTCAAAGCACTAGCATCCATTTTAGTTACAAGTGTCTCACCTGAACCATCGCTTATATTAGTAAACTTCATAACAGTTTTAACACCAACGGTGTCTGCTATCGTTTGTGATGTAACTACATCTGCCATTTTATTTTCTCCTAAACTCTGTAATTAACAAATAACTCTTAACATTAGAGTCGGTTGTTAATTTTATTATTTTATCATCCCCAAATTTTAACTGGTCGGGTCGTAATCCATACTTGCCATTTCCAGTAAAACTCAAATCATTTGTTTCACTTTCAGCACTTAGTTTTAAAGTGCCTGTACCTTTTATTTGAAAATGACACTCAATCAAACATACTTTTGATTTGTTTGTGCCACCACTCAATTTTTCAGCGTCAACTACTATCTGGTCTGTCTCATCCTTGATACCCTTCGATTGTACAATATACTTCGAAGTAGTATCAACAATAGCTGTATTCGTAATCGCCATAGAAAATCCTATCTACTATGCAGTAAATGATTCGTCTT